AGAGATACAGAGGGCAAGGCAAGTAATGGCAGCATTAATTTGTAATCTTCCTTCTTATGAGGTCTGGGTACGTAAAGAGTACCTGACCGACCACCAAAGTGGTCATGGTGAGTTTGTAAAAGGAGTATGGGTATCGGCCAAGAGTATTCCTGGTCGTGCCTTTTATTTTGAGACGTATCTACCAGAGTATGCTGCGATGTTTGATAAACTGCCAATCTCCGCATTCACAAGCGACCCTGAGACACCTAAACCTGATATGACCTTACATAATCTCCAGTTCTGGAATTGTATGGACTATGGGGTTGTTGCGGTGCAGAAGCAGTTTGTTGGTTCAATGCACTATGAGGTGCTTACAAGAGACTATGGTAAACAGACTGGCACATATATTTGTACATTAGATAACTATCATCAAGATGTAGATGCAATTGATTATTCAACAAGCGAACAACCTGCTGAACATAAGTCTCATAATCTCTTAGAATTGGATAATGGACAGTTTTGTCTCTATCCAAATAACAGAATGAGGATATACGATAATAGTCTTACTCCTGAGACACCCAAGAATCCTGATTTTAAAGTATCAACCGTGTATTATCAGGTGGAAAACGGTCATGATCGTGATGGATTAGGTTCAGAAGAGAATTATTTTTGGAAAACTGCCAAAGAACGCAATGAAGATCCCGAACTGGGATAAATAAAACTAACACGGAGGGTAAAATGGTGATTAAAACTGATAAGGGTGAAGAATTCATAAAAAGTGGTCGTAAATTGATCAGTGAGTATGATGCTGACATCTACTATGAAGAAAAAGAAGAGAAAAAACCCGAATTCTTGAAAGAAGACTAATAAATAAACATAATATTAAAAAACCCTTATAGATATATTAGGAAAAATATATCAAAATGAATGGTAGTTAAAATTTCTCGTGCATTTAAGGACATTAGTTTGTCATTTACGAAGCATCCTGTCACAAATGATGTGACTGTGCTGAAGAATGAAGATGCAATTAAGAAATCAGTCGTCAACTTATGTCGAACACGCATAAATGAGAGGTTTTTTAACGACTTATTGGGTACATCAATCGAAGATTCGTTGTTTGAAACGAATTTGGATGACATTTCATCATTTCTAGAGAGGGAGATCACTGTTTTACTTAAAAACTACGAACCAAGAATAAGACTAACAAGTGTTATTGCTGAATCTTTAGTTGATTCATACGAATTACAGATAAGAATTGAGTATGATATTACAGGATTACCGTTTCCGTCACAAAATATCGAATTTTTACTTCAACCGACTAGAATATAATGTCATTTACACAGTTTACTAATCTAGATTTTAATACCATAAGATCCCAAATCAAAGATTACTTGAGGTCAAACTCAAATTTTTCTGATTTTGACTTTGAGGGGTCTAACTTTTCGGTTTTAATTGATACTCTTGCATATAACTCTTATATAACTGCCTACAATACGAACATGGCTGTCAATGAATCATTCATTGATAGTGCAACTCTACGTGAAAATGTCGTATCGTTAGCAAGAAACATTGGTTATGTACCAAGATCAAAGAAATCAGCAGTTGCAACAGTCAATTTTAATGTCGATGTATCATCAATAAGTGCACAACAAGTTAAATTAAATGCAGGTCTAGTGGCATTAGGTGCTGTTCAGGGTGGAAGTTATACATTTTCAATACCAGAAGACATTACAGTGACTCCAACCAGTAATGGAATTGCAAGTTTTAACAATATTTCAATCTATGAAGGTAATTATCTAACTAAAACCTTTGTTGTAGACAGTTCTCAAACAAATCAAAGGTATATTTTACCTAATGCAAATGTCGATACCTCTTCAATTCGTGTTGAAGTGAGTGATTCTAGTGGTGTTTTAACATATAATGCATATACTAATATATTTGATGTTAATTCAGAGTCTCGATTATTCTTAGTTCAAGAGGTAGATGATGAAAAATACCAAATTATGTTTGGTGATAATATTTTAGGTAAAAAACCAGCAAACGGTGCAACAATCACAGTCACTTATATCGTTACAAATGGACAAGATGGTAACAATGCTGCTAATTTTAACTTTGCTGGTAGATTAACATACATCTCTGGTGGTGTAGATGTTGATATTACTAGTGGTATATCACTCTTAACAACCACTCAGTCGTCTGAAAACGGTGATTCGATAGAATCTATGGACAATATCAAATATCTTGCTCCAAGAGTTTATGCATCACAGTATAGAGCAGTCACACCTAATGATTATAAGAGTCTAATACCCTTTTTATACCCAAATATTGATTCTGTAAGTGCCTATGGTGGAGAAGAACTTGATCCACCTGAGTTTGGAAAGGTTTATATCACTGTTAAACCAAAAAATGGTGAATTTTTGTCTTCAGTATCAAAAGATTTGATTAAAAATGACTTAAAGAAGTATACAGTAGCTGGAATTAAACAAGAATTTTTAGATTTGATGTATTTGTATGTTGAATTTGACTCAACTGTGTCATATGACTCAGGATTCATTGCCGACAAGTTAAATTTACAGACAAGAATACTATCTGCAGTTGAAACTTATGCAAAATCGGCAGATATTAACTCTTTTGGTGGAAGATTGAAGTATAGTAAGTTACTTTCTCAAATTGATAAGGTTGATACTGGAATAACTTCAAATATTACGACTCTTATCATAAGAAGAAACATGATTCCTGCTTATAATTCGATTGCAACCTATGAAGTTTGTTATGGAAACAAGTTTCACGCAGATTTGGAAGGATTTAATGTTCGTTCTTCTGCGTTTAAAATTGATGGAGTTGATGGGGATGTATATCTAACAGATTTTCCAAATAGTGACCAACTTACAGGAGTTGTTAAGTTCTTTACTATCGATAACGGTGTAATTACATATATTAACAATAATGCAGGCACTGTTGATTATGTAAAAGGTGAAGTAATACTGTTTCCAGTAACTATTGTATCATCAACATTGTCAAATCGAGTTGAAATTGAAGTTACTCCAGAATCCAATGATATCGTGGCAAAAGAGAACCTTTATATTGTGCTAGATACTACAGGAAATAGTAAATTAAACCTATTAGAGGACGTTCTTGTTTCTGGATCTAATGTATCAGGAACAAATTACACACCGCCATCTAGTTTTATTAGTAATAAAAAATATACAAGATAACTGATGTCAGATAAAAAAGTAAAAATTTCAAATATTCTTGGTAGTCAGATACCAGATTTCATACAAGCAGATAATCCACTTTTTAAAGAGTTTTTAACTCAATATTATGAATCTGAGGAACATGAGTATGGAACAACATACTTAGCTGAACATATTTCGAGTCTTAAAAAAATATCAACTGTTTCTGACATTTCTTTAGTTGAAAAGCAAACAGTTAACGCACCAAATGCTGCAACTCCAGAATCACCTGTTATTTTGTCATCTTTAGTGTATGCATATGATGATGTAATTAATGTAAATCAGACAACTGGGTTTCCAGATACATATGGACTATTAAAAATTGATAATGAGATCATTACATATACTGGAAAAACTGCAACTTCGTTTATTGGATGTATTCGTGGGTTTAGTGGCATATCTGAAATTGAAACTGCTGGTAATCCTGAGTTTTTGACCTTTAGTGATACAAATGCTTCAGCACATGTTGAAAATTCATCAGTAGTAAACTTAAGTTTTCTTTTTATAACTGAATTTTATAAAAAGTTTAGACATAATTTTTTACCAGGTTTAGAAGGCAGAAGTTTTTCTTATGGATTAAATGTTGAAAATATATTATCAAGGGCAAGAGACTTTTATAGTTCAAAAGGAACTGATACTTCATTGCAAATACTTTTTCAAGTACTATATGGAGAGCAAGTTGAAATTATCAAACCTTTTGATCAAACATTCATGCCATCTGAAGCAGAATGGGATGTCACTGATGATATTGTAGTTGAAGTTCTTTCTGGTAATCCTCTAAACTTAATTGGTGTCAAAATATATCAAAATTCCTTCACTAATCCAACTGCAAGTGGTGCAGTATCAAATGTCACAACAAAATACTTAGGAAATAAAAAATATTACCAAATATCTTTTTCAAAAGGTACGATAAATGATACATTTAAGGTTTCAACAAAAACAAAGGTAGTTGGAACTGCATCTACAACAGAAGTTTTAACAGTTGACTCTACAATTGGATTTGGAGCAACAGGTAATTTCTATTATCCCAATACAGACAATATCTACACTTTAGCAGAGTATGCATCTAAATCAAGTAATCAATTTTTTGGATGTACTGGCATTTCTAAACTCTTAACAGAATCAGAACCAATCATAGACTTAAATTTTGTCTATGGTTATGAAGATAATGATTTAACTAAGATATGTCAAATGAGAGTGGTTGGATCTATCTCTGGTGCCTCTGATAATATTAATGTTACTAAGTATTTTGATTTAAAAGACTCTATTCGAGTTAAGCATTTAGGTGAAAAGTATGATATATCTGATAAAAAGTTCAATACTTGGTTTTATAACAACCTTTCGTACATTGATGTTCAACAACATCAAGCTGGGC